CTTACCCTTGATCTTTCTTCCCGCCATGTTATTTTTCTTGGCCCTGGCGGAAGCCTTCTTCGATTTAGTCATCGCTAGGGAGAGGCAGCTAGCGTGGCGGCCCTTTCTTCTAAATAAGCCTCAAACCTCAAGACTAACTCTTTGTCTGGATGGTTCTCCATCTCCTTCGACCAGTTCACCTCAGAAGAGATGATATCTTTGGTCACGGTGGTCTCATAAAACATCCTCTGATAAGATGCTAAATAAGCATTCCAGCCCCCTCCAGGCTGCCTAACGAATCCATGCGAACAGAATTCAAAATAGTCTAGCCCAAATTGAACGGCATCCCTAACGGGGACGTCGATCTTTTTGTACGCCGCGACAAGCTCCTCCACTGTAAGAGGGGTGATCTCTAAGCAATCATCACCGTTAGCCATAGGAACGGACCCTACGGCATAAGCGCAAGCACAGCGGAAATTTCCATTTGAAGTAGTGGTCAGAAAACCGCCACTTCGCTGCACCTTATTGTCGAAAAACGCCAAAATTTCACCATCATCGGTGACATACAAATTACTACATAAAGACAAGCTCCACCACTTATAGGCGCGCTCGAATTGTGTGACGAAAGTGTCATAATTAACACACGTTCGCCTCATGGCCCAGTAAGTAGCCAATGTACCCTCGCCAACGAAGTTCTTGTCCCAACCGGAGATGTCGCTCCCGACTGGGCCTTTACCTGCCATTGGTTTTCCACTGACCCTGTCATAGGCCTGCCTATTCCCATCAACCTTATCACCGACGAAAGTAGCGTGTTCATCGGTAAAACCCATACCCTTCATAGTATCCATAGCCGGAAACACATAAGTTTCGGCATCGGTAAACTCTTGGAAAAACCATCTAGTAACTAGCTGATCGTCCAAGGCAGTACTACAAATAACCCTAGGCAACTTCTTGTCAACCTTCTGAGCCTGGTTCTTAGGGAAAACCCTATCAGGGTTCCTAAAACCTTTCGCGTACCACAAGCGTGGGTCTGCTACACACTCGTCAAAATCGGAGTCTGAAGCATGCATGATCTTAAGCAACTTTTCT